CAACAACACCCTGCGGGTATTTCTCGCAACAATCGAAAGGACATGCGGTGATCACTCCTCTTAAAACTCGCGAAACTCTAGATCACCCGATCCAATCTGAATCGGGTTCTACTAGGGTCACGGGTCGTGATCATCGATCTCTCCTTCGCTCACAAGGCCATCATTTCTACGATGGTGCTTGGGATGAGGATGACGCTCAGTTTCACGTTTATCGTGAGGTTGAGAATCCTGGCATAGGAGCCTTGCTAACCTTTCAGGGCGATTCTTACTATGATCGCTTTGAGGTTAGTGACCCTTCTGGCCTAAGGGCTTACAGCTGGCGTCCCGTTGTAGCTCGGAGCTCAGAAAGCTCTGATCTATTCGAGACGTACAGTGTGCCCTTACCTGATCCCGTTGAGCCCGACTACGCAGATTATACCTTGGCACTTAATGCCTTAGGTACACGCTACGTACGCCGGTACCGTCCTGGCAATCCGGTCGCGAACCTCGCCCAATTCGTGGGTGAGTTGCACGACCTTCCTCGCACAGTCAAGTTATTGAGGGTCAGAGCTCAGCACTTTCGACATCTGAACTCCGAATTCCTCAACCTTGAGTTTGGTTGGAAGCCGTTTATTCAGGATCTCGTTAAGATTTACGAGACCCAACGGACCATCGATGTTCGCTTAAGAAAGCTAATCGATGGTAATAACATTCCAATCAAACGGCGGTCGAAGAGGGAAACCACTCTGACCACTTCCACTCTCGCTGAAGGAACTTTGAGCCGGCCGTTTGGAGATCTGACTGATCTCTCGATAGGTGGCTCGAGTCTGCCTGAATTGGATGGGTTTTCCATTATGGGACCCACCCCGTTCGGGAATACAGACCCCTTCATGACCGGCCAGACCAAGTATTCGGTCTACCGGGTGCGGGAATCGACTACCTGGTTCGTCGGTACCTTTCGGTACAACGTGCCAGATATAGGAAGTGACCAGTGGGTGCAGCGAGCGAAGGACGCTTTGTTTGGTGCTTCCGGAAATCGGGAACACATCATCGCGACCCTTTGGGAGCTGTACCCGTGGACATGGCTGGTTGACTGGTTTACGAATGTTGGAGACATTCTTTCCAACCTCTCCGCGAACGCAGTTGACCATGAAGCCTTGACAGACGCTTTTACGATGCAGATGATCACTGATCGTCTTGTTGTGAGCGCCGACGTGTCATGGGACCGGTATGAGTTCGTTGATGAACATTTCAACGAAACCATCTCGATACCTTCTGGCAGCGACGAACTTGATTACACTCGTCTTGAGGTGAACAAGCTTCGTCGTCAGGCTTCTCCTTTCGGTTTTGGGCTAAAGTCCGGGGATTTTACTCCCGAACAATGGCTCATTCTTGCTGCTCTCGGGATAACCCGAGGGAAACTCCCAGTTACTTGGAGGTATTTCAACCCCAAGTACTGGTAAACCCTGAGGTAACATCATGTTTGCCGATCCTCTTGTCTTGGTCAGTACATACGCAAACTCGGCCACGCTGGTCAATCTCTATTCAGGGACTGGTTACGTGGAACGAGCGTACGTGTGCACCGGCCGAGGACCTACTTCGTCGACGTACCGCTACACCATCGGGACATCCCACTGGGTCGATTTGCTCATCAGTCGGCAAATCGGTAAACGTTCTCGGTATACCGTGAGGTTCACGGAGACCGAGCTCGTCGCCGATCCGATCAACAGCGAGTTGAACCAGCAAAAGACGTCTACGGTGTACATCGTGGCGGACATCGGCGTCCTTGGTACCGGTACCAGCTGGGCCAGCATGTGCAACGCGTTGAGCAGGTTCATTGTGGACCCGTTCGATGGCGCGCCTGCGCTGGATTCAGTGATCGCCGGACAGACGTAAGTCTGACCAAGGATCCCCCCTACCTTAACAGGTAAAGAGGAAGTGCGGCGAGGATAGCAGACCAGTATCGATTAGCCACCTGATGTAGATGGTGTCGATGAAAAGACTGCTAGATGTCACCTTGAGCATGCTACAAGATTGTAGCATGCAGTGTGGCGCCAACCCCTATCGTGATGCACTCTGCATCACAAGGAGAGTCGAAGATGAAGGCGAATCGTTTCTCACGATCACCTTACCAACCTTCGCAGCTGCCCTTGAAAGAGCTGTCTGCGTGGGTCACTGGGAACCAGCTCTCGCTCCCTCTTTCGCAAGAGGGCGCGGAAGGTGTCTCCCCCGATTGTTCGGAGGTTTCACTTCCCAGATCTTTGACTCAGTCGGAGCGCTCCTTCTGGTGCCGTCGCTGGCTGCATTTGACGCTCTCAGGCAAATCTGCCGGGGAGTCTCTAAGCAGTTTCTTGTCTGCTCGCGAGAGCGAACGAGATTAGCGGCGGCGGCCTTTCTGGAGGTAGAAAGAGAGGTAAGACGTGTTGAAGTATCCAACAAAGCCCTATCAGAGGCATTTGCTTTCGCTTCTGGTGTGGTTTGGTCTGAGCTCGTTGATGACGGCTTTTACAGCACGTTATATGGCGAACTTCGACCTCGACACGGTCCCGGAACAACTGAAGAAGGTCTGCGAGGGAATCGCAAGTATGATTTTCCAAGCTGGCCACTAAGGTTGGAAGCAGAGTTTCCTTGTTCTGAGTTCGGAATTTCTTCAGTCCGAAACCCGGATGGGGTAGCTTTGCTTCAAGGGATGTCTTACCTCTTACCCCGGGACGAGCACGCCGTAAAGGTGTGTTTTGTCCCTAAGACTGCGAAGAAACCTCGAGTGATCGCGATTGAGCCTGATGCTATGCAATTTATGCAGCAGGCTCTATCGGATTGGCTTCGTCCTCGGATTGAGACCCGAGGGCGTTATACAGCGGGTCACGTAAACTTTCGTGATCAAGCTGTTAATGCCAGCCTTGCCCGGAGTTCATCTATGGATGGCACACTTGCCACTCTAGATATGTCCGATGCAAGTGATCGTGTTTCTTGCAAGCAGGTAGCGACGATGCTTAAGTGCGTACCGGCATTTCGCCGATACGTATTTGCGTGTCGTTCTACCCGTGCGCGCATGCCTGGCGGAAAACCTTTCCCGCTTCGCAAGTTCGCGTCTATGGGGTCCGCAATGTGCTTTCCGATTGAAGCGATGGCCTTTTTCTTGGTCATCGTGGCTAGTCGGATGGTACGTCGTGGTGAGCGCCTGACTGCTCGCGCGGTGTATCGCTTATCGCGTGAGGTTTACGTCTACGGGGATGATCTAATTGTTCCCGCGGACGAGGCGCCTTCGATCGTGCATGACCTCGAGGCTTTCGGCTTCAAAGTCAACTCCGCTAAGTCTTTCTGGACTGGAAAGTTCAGGGAGTCCTGTGGAAAGGATTATTATGACGGGGAAGACGTAACACCTGTCTATCTCCGCTATAATATCCCTCACGATCGTCGTGACGTGCATGGCATCGTTTCGCTGGTCTCATTTGCCAACCAATGCTATTGGAAAGGCATGTGGGGAACGGCGGCGAAACTCCGAGTTACAGCCGAAAGGCTTATCGGAGAGTTGCCGTCCTTGCCAGTTTCGGTGCAGGCGTTGGGGTGGCAGAGCTTCAGCAATGCTCTATCACACCATGGATGGCATCGGGATTATCAACGGTGTAAAACCCGTTGTATTGTTCCTGTGCCAGTCCAGCAAGCAGACCCTCTTGATGGGGATGCTGCACTCCTCAAGTGTTTTCGTATCATCGGTATAGATGTGCCGGTGACGCTAGAGCACTTGCTCACGTCTGTGAGGTTCGGCGACCTCAGATTAAAACGCCGATGG